GGTCGCGGTGTCACCAGCAGCCTGAAGGGCCTGAATTGTAGCACGGTCGCTAAAACTGAGTTGTTGGTAATGCTTGTGGGTGTTAGTCTGAGAGTGGGTCATGAAGATTCCTGCTTTCTTGTTTAGCTAGCACTAACAAGAATAGGTCTTCATGGCCTTTATGGTCTAGTCGTCAAGGTGTTGCACTTGAATTGTAAACTGGGGGACGATAAATTTCTCGTGTTTTTAAACAAATTCACCGGCACGTCCTTGTAAGGCGTGTTGTCAAACGTCTTCGTGGCTACCGAGTGCGCAACGCCATCGGGGACAAATAAAGTGAACGAAGATGTGATTGCATTTCTGCCTTTAGGAACATCGTCAACATCTGTGAGCACGGCATTCCAATACACAGACAAGTCATCATTGAACGAAACCTGATGAGTGTCACCGTGCAAGATGCCACTTAGCTTATAGAAGGCGGTGCGAAATGCATCATCATCATCAGCAATAAGCTGATAGCCAACAGTTATCTCGCGAGATGGATTTCGAACGTATTCAAGCGTTTCCCCATCAGATATGCCTATGACATTGCTAGTAGCAGATTGCTTAAGAAGCTCTCGTCCACCAACTTGCAGCGTCCTATATCCGGGCACAAGATTCTCAATGTATTGTCCATCGATTAGCATCGCTTCTGCTGGAAGCTGATTATCATCTGCACCCGTGAAGGGTGTCGTTTCTCTGAAATCGTACAATTAGACTAGCCCCTTTCGATAATTGTTTACCTTTGTCAAACGATTAAGCTCTGTTTGCATTGGGTTTGCGGTTGCACGAGCAACCTCTCGGCCGTCAATATACAGAGGAACCTCAATCGTTTGCTTGCGAGTGTAGTTGACATCAAGATTTGAAGACAAGGTTGCGCCCTGTACACTGTTATTAAGCGACTGCAATGATGCATCAAAGGGAGAAGTGTTCACTGCCGGCATCGTAACAGCAGCGCTATCAGCAATAGCTTGTGCCATGCTAGAAACATTACTTTGGACGTCTGAGAACTTGTCAGTAAGCCCTGCATTTAAGCCGTTCATGATGGCGTTACCAGCAGGTATGAGCAGCTTTGCATCGTATCTGATTGGGCCTTTATGCTTGCGAATCCAAGAAGCAATTCCGCCAACAAAATCGGTTATCTTCCCCCAAGCCGCTTTGAGGCCATTGAAGAAGCTATCCATGATAGCGCGGCCAGCGTCAGCCAAGCTAAAATTACGAAGCGCATTGAATGCTCCTTTGATGCCATTAACTATTCCACTTACCATGCCAGTAAAACCAGACCATACAGCCTTAGCGCCATTAAAAATACTAGTGGCAGCTCCAATCACAATAGACTGTATGTTGTTCCAAGCTGATGAAAAGAATGATGTAATGCTATTCCACAATCCGGAAAAGAATCCGGGAAGTGCGTTCCAAATTCCCTCGGCCGTGCTGACTGTTCCGCTCCATAATCCTGATAAGAATGAAACAACACTGTTCCATACGCCCTCAGTGGTAGACGCGATGCCGCTCCATAATCCGCTGAAAAATGACGAAAGCGCACTCCAAATAGCGGAAGCGGCAGATACTGCACCATTCCAAAGCCCCTCTAAAGTTGAAACCAAAGTATTCCAAACAGTCATTGCATAGGTTTGAATAAGGCTCCAAATACCGGAGAAATACGTAACAAGGCCATTCCATATCTGACCAGCGGCGGAAACAATGCTGTTCCAGATAAGCTGGAGATCAGCGCCTAGCTGTGTCCAATTTGCAGTAAGCAAATCGATGACAATAAGAATGGGACCCATAATAACTGCTTTAAGCATGTTCCAAACACCGGTAGCAATTTGGACAATCCCATTCCAAATTGTCGTCAGGGAACCGCCAAAGGTTGACCATACAGCAGTTGCTACTGCAACTATTCCATTCCACAGAGTCGTGAAGAATGTGGATAGCACGTTCCAAACTGTCGTTGCTGCAGTAACAGCACCTTGCCAGATAGCTGAGAGAGTGGTTGTGAATGCTGTCCAAGCAGCTGATGCCGTGGTCGTAATCCCAGTCCATAGATTACTGAAGAAATCTGTAATGCCGCCCCAAGCTGTCTGAATTCCGCTAATTGCAGATGTAAACGCACCCGATATAGCATTCCAAACAGCTTGCGCAACTCCTACAAGTCCTTGCCAAGCTCCTTGTAACCACGAAACAAATCCCGACCATAGTTTTTGGCCAGTCTTGGTTTGGGTAAAAAAGTACACCAGACCAGCAACCACTGCTGCAATCCCAGCAATCAAAAGTACCCACGGATTCATGCCTAAGATCAATCCAAACGCTTTCCATACACCACCAGCCGTTTTTACGATAGTTCCGAAGTTAGTGATAACGGATATAACGCCTCTAATAGGGCCGATCATTTTAGAAAAAACACCGAGAACGCTTGAAAATCCGCCGATGGCTAATCCCATTACTTTGAATGCCCCGACAGCTCCAAGGATTGCCACTGCAAACGACTTAACAATGTCGTTTGCAAATGCTGCTTTGACAATAGCTGCAATTGGCTTCAGTACGTTAACAACACCAGTTAAAGCCGCCTTAACACCTTCAAAAATTGCTTTCCACGGTAAGTTAGCAATAATATCACTAACAGTTGTGATGGCTCCCATGGCTGCATAGCCAAAGTCAGTGACGGCTTGCTTGATACCATCGAAAACTCCCGAAAGCTTCCCACCACCAAACACCGAATTGAACGCATCGCCAACTTTTTGAGCAATGCCAATCAGATTGACAAATGCAACATTAGCTAAGCTGCCTACCAGGTCCCAGATGGTATGAAGAACGGATCCGACCCCTTGAAGGATCGAACTGAGTCCACTCATTGATTCGCCCTTGCCTAGGTTGCTAAGTTGAGTCCTGATGTTCAGGATCAGGGTCGAAAACGGAGAAAAAAAGTTGCCGATTGAGGCTATAACAGAATCAAAATTAATGGCGCCAATTTTATCAATGATTCCGCTAATAGCTCCGATAGCGATTTTAGACATTGCCTGCCATGCAGGCTGAAGCTTGTTTGCCAGTGTTTCCTGAAGGCCGTCCATTGCCTCGCCTACTGTCTTGTAACTCGTGGCCATCTTCTGGAATGCCTTGCTGTTCCCGGCTTTCTCAATACCATCGAAGAACTGCTGCGTGCTTATTTTGCCGTTTTGGACTTCGGTGACCAGCTGTTTGGTACTCATGCCCATCGCTTTAGCAACGGCTGCCATACCAGCAGGCGTCTGTTCTAGCATCAGACGGAAGTCAGCCCATTGAACCATAGGCTTCGCGGCCATTTGCGTGCCCTGTTCCATCAAGGTCTTCATTGCCTGCTTAGGATCGTCTGTGGCCGCAGCAAGTCCGCCCATGCCTTTGACCAACCGTCCGACACCTTTCACACCAACCGCTGCAAATTGAGCATATGCAGAAGCCATGTCAGAAGAACTGTAGATGGTCTTTTGTGCGTAACTCTGCAAGGACTTTTCAATTGTTGAGATTTCTGCGGGCGTTTTGCCGAGGAACTTCATGTTGCTCTCGAACGTTTGCCACGCCTTGCTGGAAGCATCAAGTTCACCAGCCATGCTTTTGATGCCTTCGCCAATTGCACCTACAACCTTGGTTAGACCAATCGCACCAGCAATCTTGCCAACGGTCGATACAAAATTACCCGCTGGCTTTGTCGACTTTTCAAAGCTATCGCCAGCCTTGGAGGCTGAATCCGCAATGTTCTTGAAGGTACCAGAAAAGTTGCGGTCAACGGCGGATAAAATTGCTTCAACGCTAAAACTGTCAGCCATGTGCTCCCTCCTTTCTTTCAGATAACGGAATGATTTTGCCTTCGCGCTTCAACCGCTGAAATTCGGCCATCCGTTTTGCGAACACTTGTGCTCTCTTTTGTTTGAGCTCGGTTTTGCTCATCTGTGATACTTCATAATTGGGCTCATAATTTGATCGCACGCTATCAATAGCCGCTTTCTTATCAAAGAAATCATCAAATGTCTTGAACTTAGGCTTAGGATTCTTGCTACCGGTGGTTGCCTGCACTTGCTGGTTCATCCATGCTTGCTGTGCAATTTCGTTCTGTCTGTCGACTTGCTTCAGCTGATAGGCTTCCATACGCAGCTCATACTCAACAAGTGTCATACGTTCAATGTCTCGAATATTAGAAAAGCCTAGATAGGCAAATGCGTTTAACAAAATTTCGTGATACGTTTCTTCACTACTCTTTTGAACGCTTTCGTCCTCATCTAGGCCTTCATGTTTTTTGCTACTGCTTTTACTGCGTTAGCACTGTTCATTTCGTCTGAAACTTGCTTAAATAGCGAATCTAAGTCTGAATTGCTGTCAATAAAGTCATCGACTTCACTGGCTGACGGACGTTTCTTAGATGCCACGGTGGCTGAATAAATGGTGTCTGATAAAACAGCAGCATCGTATGCGTTTAGACCAGCTAGAGCCTTTGCAACACCCATGCCAAAGTTAATGCCGTGCATGACGGCACCCATATTCTTATCCATTTCGCGAACAAAGCGGACGCCAAAGTTGAGCTCGTATTCTTTACCGTTAATGGTTAATTGCATGATTTAAAATCCTCTCTTTTAAAGCCGCCCGGGTTTCACCCGTACTATGACTTTCTTAGGCGACTGATGACAAGTCTCTTATGCTGTTATGCTCCAGTACCAGTTCCGCCAGCTGGTTCAGTGCCAGCGGTATTAGTACCCGGATCAACAGCCTTGTCCCAAACAGTGCCACCACCGGTCTTGTCAGTATCAGTGACCTTGCCAACCCCAAGGAATACGTAATCGACCTGTTCCTGAGTTTCGTCATCGAGAGTTGTCCATCCGCGTTTAGGCGTCCCGTTAACAGAAAATGTGACATCGCGAGTAGAGTGGTCGTCAGGATCATTGTCGCTGCTATCTTCTTGCACCGTTACCTGCATATACCATGCGAGATACTTACCTTCAGCGTTCTTGCGTTTGCGGTAGAGAATCCAAAAGTCGAGCAATTCGCCGTCAAACAGTGAGTCGTACATTACGTCTGCAATTGCGGCTGTGTTATTAAGAAATTCGACTTCAAGATCGGTACTTGCCGAGCTTCTTGTTGCTACATTGCCGTCCTTGGTAACAGTGGAATCACTGTCAACAGACGGGTCAAAGGACAGCGAAGTCTGCCAAGGGATAACTTGGCCGCTAACCGTTGCTTGATCGCTATGTTTGCGAGCCAAGGCAACAACGTCCATGCCTTCTAGCACTTTTAATTCATTTGCCATGTTATGGCCTCCTATAAAATATTGAGATTGAGTATCAGCGTGGCTCGGTTGAGAACCGTGTCAGGGACACTCTGGTCTTGTGTAAACTCTTTTGACTGGTCTTCTACACGTCCATAGAATCGGTAATCATCAGTTAGCACTTGCCCAATCGCGGCACTAAAAAAGCGCTCCGCCATATCAGATACGGTGAAACGCTGTTTTTTGTCGCCCCAGATGTCGATGGTGATTAGCACATTGCCATTGAGTGACGTCTTTGTTGCGGTAGGAACAACTTGAATATCGCCAACAATGACGAAGGGATATGGGGCGTTCTCCTGCTGCATGGGCAAATGGTCGTAGGTCTTGTACCCAGATGATTGCGAGAAAGCATAGAAGTAGTCGTAGAGCTCTTGCTCTGGTGATGTGATTTGAATCACCTACTTTGCTGCTTGTTTAAGCTGATTAATAAACTGAATCTTTTGATAAAGGAACGCAGGCTTCAATACAGGACGTGCCCGCATGAATCGAGTTCCATTTTCGGTGTATGGGTTGTATTCTTGCGTCATCGCTACGATACCGGACAGCCCCGAATCAGTAATTGCTAACTTGATGCCACGCTTTGTAGCACCAGTAGGATGAGCGTACACGGTGCCCGTCATTTGCTGAGTACGAGTTTGCAACTGTGCTGTCTGCTGTTTAACGATTTGCTTGACAACGTCCATCTTCGCTCGCTTCAGCAGGCCAGCGACCAGTTTGTCCATACCTTTTAGCTGAATACGATAACCAAGCCCAGCTTTACTCATTTCGTCTCACCCACAATCAAAGTAGCGTTTTGAAGCGGAACGCGGGCGGTATTGAGAACGTAGTGTGTTGCATCATCATCAATCGTTAAATAGCTCCAATTGACGGTGACTGGCTCAACTAATCGGATCACCTTTGCCTTTTGAGCGTAGTTTCCGAATAGCTGAACGCTCTTGTCTGTTCCCATGTCGGTGACACTGGCAACTGCAGTTGCCACCTTTTTCACATCACCGTATTGATGTGTTTGCGGATCATATTCTTCATCATCAAGCCAGAATGTAACCTCATGATCTAACCGCATATGATCACCTCTTTGGATAGCCAGAAATGAAGCTAACGGTTCCAAGAGACTTGGCATTCTTCCCGTTGGCTTCTTTCCAGTCGTTGATGTCATCAGCGAAATCATCGAAGTCGTTAGACTTGAACGTGAATGACTGCCCCTCCTGCTCATAAGACGTCATGCCTTCGTTCTTACGCCTGTTGTAGCGTCTGACGCATACTTCTAGGGCAATGTAGGCCAACTCACTAGGGAAGGCCTCATCCGTTCGCAAACCAAGCTTAAATCGTAAGGCTTGTGTGGTATTTTTGATGATGAGATTAAGCACACCATCTTGTGCGTCAGTTTTGATTTCCATCATCGTCTTCAAATCCGCAAGTGTTACCGGATTAGCATCAGCCATGTTATGCCTCCTTTCCGCCGCCCTGCTTTCGCAGCACTGTGATTTTCATAAGCGACGGTTTACTAGCTACTACGCTGCACTAACGGTAACTGCTACCGTTGCAGTGAAGGAACCACTTGTTGCGGTGATTGTTGTAGAACCAACTGCTACCGCTGTAATAGTCCCATCAGCAGCGACTGTGGCAACACCAGTGTTGCTAGATGCGAACTTAGCAGCGCTAACAACATCACTTGCGTCCGATGCATCCACAGGATCAGCGGATACAGTAATTTGCTTGGTAGCGCCGACTTTTAGGGACGCCGTTTTCTGACTAAGCGTAATCCCGGTGGCCGGCGCTAAGGTTTTGGGATCAGTACCTTGGCTTGCAAGACGTTCTCAGCTTCTGGGAAGCTAGGAAGTGCAGTGGCTGCTGCCTTTTCCCAAGTTGCGATTGGGTCCTGCGTGGTCTCGTAAACGGTGGTGAACACATTACCAACAGTGCCCTGTTGAACACCCGGAGTTGCCATCAGCCGGGACTCTTCAGGGGTAGGACCATAAACGGTTTGCCCGAGCTGGTCATCGCCAAATGCTACCAAGGTGTCTTCTGGGAAGTACCGTTCAACGGTATAGATACCGTTAGCTCCCTGCTTGCGGTACTTGGCATCATACGTCACGATGGTTGGCAAGCCGAACGACTGCATAACCGCATTGAGACTGCCAACACTAGGTAACAGGCCTGCCGTCTTGAAGTAGTCAGCAAATGCCTTGCTCCGAATCAGGGCAGTCTGTACCTTGGAAGAAGTCAGGATACGTGTTGGCACGTAGTCGAGCAATGCAAACCAGTCTTGCAGGTCCTTGATCGGATCAGCACCATCAGCATCCCAAGAAGTAGCAGCGGTTACTTGGTGTTCTGCCGGGACGTTATAAGTAACGTCAAAGTTCATGTTGTTCTCGTCAATGCTGATTGTACCAGTGGCGAGTGCCTCCATCCGCATCTTCTCGACACGGGCATAGACGCCTTGAACCAGCACATCCAAGTCGTTGTACACAAGGCTGGTCAGGTAGTTCTGTTCAGCCGGCGTGCGCGGATTGCGTAATGCGATCAGGTCCTTTTCCTTAAGCTGCATCTTGCGTTTGATGTAGCCAAGTTCAGCGGCCTGAACACTCGCTTCACGACTACCAATCTCTGCCTCAGTGTCAAATGCAGAAACGGACGCGATGATGGGTGTCTTAGAACCGCCACGCAGGTATTCAAAGTCCAGTTGGTCAATCTTAACCGAAGGGAACAAGGTGTCCCCAAGTAATTGCGGGTACTGACGGTTTTGAACGTAATCAAGTACCGTCTTTTGATTAAACAAATCTAAAATAGCTGGCATAGGTTAATCCTCCTTAGTCAGAAACGTGGCTGAATTTGATTTCTTTCAGCGCAGTGATAGCGTCAGCTGACGGCTTGACTGGCAAGCGAGCTGCGTTCACATATCCTTCAACGATGACGCCTACCGGCTGAGGGCCTTCGCTGATGTCAACATCATTGATGGTCACACCAATTGCCGTTGCATCGTTCTTTGGATAGATAGAACCTGCTGGCAATACACCATTTGCGACACCAGTGGTCGAACTATCAGCTTGGTGAGTGAATGAAACGAATTTTTCGCTATCCAAGAAGTTGATCTCAGATGCGGTTACCTTTTTACCTGCGTACATAAAAGTACCTCCTTATTTTTGTTTCCATGGGTCGTTAACAACTTGGCTCTGCTGATTCCGTTGTTTAGCAAATGCCGCGCCCGGAGTCTCTACCTTTGAACCATGCGTTTTGGGCGTGCTGCCCTTAAGCAACTCTTGGCGAACACCTTCAGCCACTGCCTGATCATGCGCAATGAGCCACTTTACATTCGCCTTAGTAGATTCTGCCTCTGGCGTTACAACGTGCTGCAAATCTTCCTCAGTGACTGTCATCTTGGCTTCCTCAAACATCGATCGAGCCTGTTTGCCCATTTCGTAGGTGGCAAGCTGTGACTTGAGTTCATCTCGCTCTTTTTTAGCCTTTTCTAGCTCATAATCCTTCTTCTGGTCAGCATTCATCTTGGCCAGTTTTGCAGCTTCGTCAACGGCAGCTTGCTTTTCCTTCTCGGCACGAGCAAGGCGCTTCTTGACGATTTCATTTACCTGTTCATCGGTGTAGACGTGCTTACCATCAGGATCATGGTCAGCCGGTTCTTCTTGCTTCTTGCCTTCAGGAGGATCTACCGGATCACCATCTTTTGGCTTAGGGGGATCTACTGGATCACCTTGAGGGTTATCTTCAGCGAAAAATTGCAAATTCATAGGCATTAAAATCTTGGGAATCATGTTAAGAACTCCTTCCACAGCTTTTTAGACGGATCAGGCTTGCGTCTTAATTTACCGGAGCTTTTAGAGTCGATCACGCTTGGACTTGATGGCATAAAAATAGCCGCTAGCTGCGGCTTAGAAATTATTCAGTTTCATCGTCTGGTGCATATGGCGCAATGGAACATCGGCAGTTGGGGTGAGCTGGAATATCTGGCACATCGTCTACGCGATAAATGCCTCTACCAGCTCTCCCACCTTCTGAAATCTCCTTGCACGCATCACACGCGCTTGGCTCAGCCACCCATTTGCAATAGTCATAGCCGAACTTATTGAAGCTATCTAATTGCGCCTGTGTTTGAATCCGAGCTGACTCAGTACGTGCAATTCGTTCTGTCACATAGCGGTGATTGTTCACCGTTTCTGCCACTTGACCGCGTAACTTACGAGCAATCTTTAGTGGGCTCTGTCCTTGAATGGTGGCGGCAGTCAATAGCTCGTCCAGTTCGGCCTTTAGAATGTCTTGATTGATCCAGATGCGCTGTGAGAAGGTGTAATCTCCCTCTCGTTTGGAGAGCAACTTGGCTAAATCAGTGTAGCCGCCCATAGATACCGTCTCTCCAAGTATTCCGGCTTGCCGTTTGATCTCGGATTGATAATCCTTGCTCAGCTTGGAAACAAGATCAGCGTTCACTTTCATGTGTGCATCAAGCATTTCTTGACCAATCTCACTCTTGAGCATTTCTAAACGGTTAATACGCATGGTAGCGTTGTATAGCTTGAGACGATCATTGACATCCTTGCTAAAGTCGGAATATTTGAGCGGTTCACCGTTGTACATCTTTCTAGCATCATCAACGATCCGCTTGGCTTCGACTTGATAAGCTTTAATATCGGTGGCCATCACTGCTTGACGCGCACCGGCCATACTGTCGTTGCTATATGCGGCATACTTGGCAAACTCTGAATTAATATCCTTTTGAATGTTGGTTAAAGCTTTGTCAAAATATTCCTGAATTCGGACATTGAACGCCTCGTCATTCTTAAGGTTCTCGACAATCCATTTCCGTTCAGCGGCCGTTCGCTTATTCCAGTAGGCAGAATTACTCGCTATCTGTTGTTGAGTCGTTGTTGTCATCATTGCCACCACCATTCAGCAATTTCTGGAAGTCCGGGCTTGACGGACTGTTAGCAGCAGCGTCTTTTGCTTTCTGGGCGGTCTCATCAGCGATGCGTTTCATTTCGGCCTTGGGATCATCGACAAATGATAAGGTGCTAAGCATAGTCTGATCTGATACGAGGCCTTTTAGTTTAGAAGCCGCGTCCGCTTCGTCGGTAATGTTCTCCGGAAGATTTCGCGTGAATGCGAAGTTAAGCTTTTGCCAGTCATCAGATTTACTTTCTGGAAGGATTGTCCCAACACTGAATGCGATCTTGTAAAGCTCCCGGAGTGACTGAGTAAACTTACGGTCCTGATTGGCCGCTAGATTGCGCATTGGTAGCAATTTGTATTGCAATGCAACGCCAGAACTATTGCCGCTGAATGCTTCATCGTTCAAGTTTGCAACCATGCTGATCTGATAGATCATGCTGATGAGGCGATCAATGAGGTGCTCTTGAATGGCATCGCCATCAGGTTTGGTCAGAAATTCAGCTACGCCTTGAGCAGAATCGGCGTCTGGAGCATAGATAATCTGGTTGCCATTAAGATCGAGTTTGGGGTTGCCGTCATCGTCCTCATCGAGTTTCAGGCCTTTGAGAACCAAGTACGCATTGTCAAAATACTCATTCTGGTTTGCCTTTTGGCTTAGCACCTTGTCTAGTGCATCAATTAGCGTCTCAACGTTCTCAAAGATGCCTTGACGCTCAGTGTTCATGAAGAACTCAACTGCTGGTACTTCGTTAAATGGATTAAATCCGTCTGTTCCTTCGAGGCGTGTCATATCAAGAGCGTATATTCCGTCTTTCAGATACACCTTGCCGGTTAAATTGTTGTCTTCATCATGCCAATACATGACAAATGCAATGGATTTGTGTGCTACCGTGTCATCATAGATGATGAATGAATTGATAGGTGAACTGTATGCAATACACGTATTGCTGTTCTCGTCTTGGTACAAAAAAGCAAGCGCCCTTCCGTAAATGGATGCTTGCTTGCTGATTTCGCTTAATTTGTCCTGAACGCTATTCGTGTCGTTCCACTCTTGCAACACAACGTTGTCCTGTGTGTTATCGAGCGTGATCTTAGGTGGAATGCCAATGTAAAACCCATTGTAGGTATCCACGATATAGTGAGCCAAGTTGCCAACAAGACGGTTGTCTGGCCCGTGGTCTTTGGCATTTTCATGAAGAATCTTATGCTTGCCAAGATACATCTTTTTAGCAGGTAGATATTTTCTGCGAGCTAGTTCATCATTTGTGCTAATGAAATTAGTGATATCGTCCCCAGTAATAGCTGTATCTACTGGAAAAATGAACACATCACCATCTGTAATTGAGCCTTTACCTTGAACTGTTAATATGATGGCCACCTCCTTAGAAGTATTTGCTTGTGTTCTTGAATGCTCGTGCCTTGTTGGCCTGGCTAAGTTTCAACTGTCCGGCATTGTCCATTACCATATATTTGAAAGCATCGACCGTGTGATCGTGCTCTTTGATTACGTGTGGATCGTCAGACTGTGCGGTCTTTTCATCCCACTGGTATTGCTGATGTTCTGAGATGAATATCTTGTTGTCGTCATTTTCCAAGTAGAACACACGTCCTTGAGCAAGCAAGTTAGACACGAAGTCAATCATGTCCGCTTCCTTGCCCTTGACAATGCCATGCCAGCGAATGCCGAACTCTTTAACAAACTCGTTTCTCAGCGCACCTTCAGCAGAATCAATCGTGTATTTAAGCACGGGATGATTATATTTTGACCTTACCTTATCAATGAACGACTTTATCTCTGGCACAAGGTCACTTGGTGCCTTCTTCACGCTCTGATTAGCTGGAGAATAGTAATAGGTGTCTAGCACGATCAGGTTGTTCTTGGCCGTAACAGCGGCCGCCACGCACGTGGTTGCGCTATTAATATGGCCAGCATCTATTGAGAAGACAAGACGCCTAATTGGATCGTTGCTTGGCACCTCATCCAGCCTATGAAACAAATGCATGTTGTAGACGTTGGTTCCTAATCCAATCACATCGCCAAGATAAAGCCAACGGTAGTAGTCATAATCGTTGGCTTTATACTTTTCGATCAGTCTAAGCTGCTGTTCGTCAGTGAATCCAAGATCATCATCGAGATAAGTTGATTTGTCGATGAAGAAATCGTTGTCTCCTCTAACACTATCAATCCACTCATTAATCCAGTCATATGGATTCTTTGGTGGGTTATACGTGTAGAAGACTTGAACCTGATCAACCCATGGTGATTTCTGTCGAATGAAGGTTGGATTAGTTTGGTTAAACACTTCAGCAGATTTGAAGTTGGCTGCTTCTTCATACCACACAGCAATCACGTTACGAACGGTGTTAGACTTCAGCTTTTCAGGCTTGTCACCGCCATAGAAGTAGAATGTGCTACCAGTTCCACGATGCGTTATGCGCATAGGCGATACGTTGAACACAAACTCGTCTGTCATTTTGAGCATGTCAATTGCCCAACCGATTTGGCTGTATACAGTATCACGCAAGTTAACCGTGTTCTCTCGAATGACGATGATGTTTGCTTTATGGCCTTCTTGCGCTTGCCTTTTAAGCATCATGACAAGCTTCAGACTAACTGTCGATGATTTAAATGAGCCACGACCGCCGTTAAGTATCAAATATGGTGCCCTTGAATGCCAAAACGGATAGAAATGTGGTTGCACCATCTTGCTTAACTTAATCATCTTCTGGGACGTCATCGACAATCACCGTCCTGTCTTGCGAATCCGCATCAGTAATCAATTTAGCCTTAGCTTCCATGATGTCAGCCTCAGCTTTAGACTTGCGAACATCGGCCTTAGTTTTCTCAATATCAGTAATAATCTTCGTTAGCTGAGCATTGAGCAGCTCATCATTACCAGGGTAACGCTTTAACAATTCGCGTCCTGCTGCCATGCGGTCTTTGATACTTGGATCGTTTTCAACAGCATCTGCACCGTCTGGAGTACTAACTATAATTGTCTCTTTTGCCTCTCCACGAAGTACTGTGGTGAAGTATTGAAGCACCTCAGCAGCCTTGGCAATCTTGTCAGACTCGATGCGTTTCATGCGCTCATCGATGGCAGCTTTAATGTTAGGTTTTGTTAGGTTTTCTGCGCCAACAAATCTAGCCGTTCTTTTGCTGTATCCTGCTTCTAGTGCCGCTTTGGTAGCATTGCTATCAGCAATATAAGAATCAACGAACTTCTTCTGTTTTGCTGTCAGTCGCATTACATATCACCACACCTCCCGCGCTTTTTCTTGTCTTCCTTAGCTTTCTTCTTTTGGCGCTCTTCTCTTGACAACTTCTCGATGATGTATTTTTCTGTTCCGCAGACGTAGCCGTAGTCTACTCTTCCCATACGCTTAGTTGAGCTCATAAGTACACCTCAATCGTGTGTCGTCATAAACGAACGCATACAGCAAATGCTTGCCCGTGGTGAAGCCATTCTTAATCTCATAGGGATCATTTGGCTTTGCAGTTCCAAGCTGACGCCACATAATGCCACGATCATCTTTAAACCTCTCGCTATGATAGTGGCCTGAGTGAAGTTCGTATGTTTTTGCCATATTGAATATCTTTTTGTACTCAAATGGAAAAAGCCCTGTCAGCTTGTCCTTGGCTACATCTCCGTGGGCGAGCATAATGCCAACATGCCCTAGCAAGTATGCACAGCGCCAGTCGGTTGCCGGATTACTGTCATTGAGATCAACGTGTACTTGTGGATAGCGATCTATCAGCGCATAAAGAAAAGCGTATTCGAGATCACCTGAATGGTTACCGAACACGCTCTTGATTGAGACGCGATTGCTATATTCAATTGCCAGCGGAATAATCTGATCAAACAACTTCACAGCATCATGGAATGCCTGACGCATGTTTGCGTGATCTAATTGTGTTCCTCTAACCGTTTGTGTTGCATGAATCTGATCACTATGGAATAGATCTCCCAATTGCTCGATTACAATCTCGTTGTAGCCGTCCATGATGATCTCTCTGAGTTGACTCACCATGTCTTTTAGATCGGCGAATGTTGTCCAGCCAAAGTGCAGGTCAGGCAATGGAATTACTAGGTTGCGATCGCCCGATTTCTTCATGCCGTAATTGACCGGAATGATTTTGTCGTTGAACGCTTCAGCCATTTCACTTATCGATAAGCCTTGTTTCGGCTTTACGCGAATATGAATGCTGTACTGCGGAACTGTGCCGTCTTCGGTACTATGCTGCTCATACACTTTGTAGTCGCCTAATACCATCTCGAACTTATCAGGATCGTATCCACACAACTCCATCAAAGTTCGTGGGTCTTTATTTGGCTCATGCTTGAGTCTCATTAAGGCAGTGACTGTTTGGCTACCATCAGCATTAAGAGCGACTTTTCTGTCAGCGGATGGCGTCTCCCTATTTGTGCCGTCTGAATCGTATTCATTCTTTAGTGGTTTTTGGAACTCGATGCCAAGCCGTCTTGCTTTTCCTTGAAGCGCATCGTAGCTAATTCCTAGCTTGTCTGCCGTCTCGCGTCTGGTAAAGCCTTCAGAGGCGAGCTTCCTAATGCCACTAATTTGTTCATCTGTCCATTGCATCTACTCGCCTCCTGAAATATAATAATTGTGAGCCACATGCAATCATGTGCTGCTCTTTTCATTTTTATTCCTCAGGCTCTCGGACTCGTCCCCGAGAGCTTTTTTGTTGCCTTAAAAATTTGAGTGAGATAAAATGAGTTTGTTCCAACAATATACTCATTTTCACTCCTCGGTACTACCCCACTCCTTAGCTCTCGGCCCCCAACCGAGAGCTTTTTTATGTGCCTATTATAAGTATTGTGTTACAATGACTTATTGAGTTCATTCTCATACTCCAAAAAAGTGATTGGCCTTCGTTTTCCCAGAGCGAGGGCCTTTTTGTTGCACAAAAATAGCACCTCACCGTTTGGCGGAGTGCTATAAGTTTTTCTATGATTCTGTTTCTAAAACCCAAAAGCAATTTTTAACAGACTGTAAATTATAGGTGCGCCAATAGTGACTATTGCTACATTCCGTCGATCACGTTTATCTCGGTCTTTTTGTAAATCACCAATGGCATTTTTAAGATTTTCAATTGTAATGTTTTTAGTTTCCTTTTCGACCCAGTCTTTTGTTGGTAGCTTATCAAGGCTTACAATTATTGAATCGATTTTCTTGTCCATTGAATCAACTCGCTGAGAAAGCCTGCCGTAATCAATGGGGTCAAAGCTATATGAATCATTGTTCCCATTCGAAGATTTAACATCCTTAGCCATCACATTCCCCTCCGGTAAAAAGCTGATTGGTTTATGCCAAGCACTATTGGTGTCTTCTATAGTAATCATCCGGCCAGTATTAGTGGTAATCTGACTCGGTTGGTTTTGCCCAATCATAATGCTCGTTGCTATGATAAGTGGTGTAGCAGCCTTCATAACTGGCATGTTCAGCCAAATTGTTCTACCAGTACTAGTCTCTCGAAATGTCTTTATTTGTTCCATTAGTTGAACCCGTGTTTGTTGTCCAGAAGGTATCTCGTGCTACTTCCTTATCATTAAGGAAAACAAGAACATCGTATGCTCCAACTTTATGAAAAACGGTGTTATGCACTCCGAAGTTAAATACCATCGTTCCAACAGGACCTGTCATCGCCGGTAAATTGCCAGCTATTGTCTGAATACTTTCAGTGGGCTTATCGTGGCTAATAATGGATAACTGAAGCTTTTGAGGTTCTGAAAAATCCATTTTATATGCCAAAACTGCTACATTGAATGAAAGAGCAGTTGGCACAACAGGCATATTAAGAGTTAACGTAGGGCCAATTATCATCGGCGGAGTGCCCGGCTGACCCGTACCTTCTACACCATCGGAAACTATAATCTTGAAAATTGCCTTTTCGTTATCTGTCATTGAATTTTCCTCCTAAAAAAATAGTACCCCAGTTGGTTCGGGAATACTACAAAAAAGGAGTACCTGTGGAATTCAGTGGCATAATATCGCTGGTCGGGATTTGCACCCGACATGGGCCATTGCTAGCTCCTCTTAAGCATGCGCATGTACTGGTTGGCGTCTACCTATTCCGCCACAGCGATCCGCTCGCTCGCCCAGTGTCAGATGGGGTCATCGCAAGCTGTGCCCGGTCGCTAAACTGGACAATACAGCCGACGGGAATCAAACCCGTTCAAAGGTCACAAAGTTAATCCTTCGGCTGCTGTGCTGTCCGTTTATCGTCCCCTCAACGGTAAGAGTGGCTTTTAGCCGTAACAGACGATACAGCACATTTCGTTCGGGCTATTTAACCTTTCGGCCCCGAACCATATCCCGTGCTGTAATCGAACCAACAGCCGCACGCGGCTTCCACATCGGGATTACCTTGCCACAGCTTTATCATCACTGAGGCTCGGAGGAAAAATGCGGTGTCTCAGGTTTTTCACCTTTGGCACAATACAATCATAAGGGTTTCCGTTTTTAGTTCGCCACTCATTTATCAATCAATTAGTCCTCAAATAGTCCTCATTCATCGATCATTTATTGCTCACTACTTTTTCTGGGTGTGACGCCAAAGTACCAGGCCGCTGCTAACAACGCATTTTTCTTTCTGCGTGTGTAGGTTGCTGAAGATATATCGAGAATATTCATTGCATCACCGTCTGGCGTGTCTGTTTCGGGCCCGTCGCAATAGCGCACCCTTAATAAACGCTGATGTGATTGTTTCGGCATCGACGCAATACAATTGTCGCACCAGTCACAAAACTTACGTGCCGATTCTTGTCTCTCCAAACGCCGCTGTGCATACAGCGGACGCTGAACAGTGCTGGCAGAAGTTCCGTCTCCCCATGCACTAGTGATCTTTGGATTGACTGGCGCCTTTATGAATCCACGCTCTGCTCGGTATTTATTCAGGATATTTTCGACTGCTTCCCGATCCTTTTCATCGCTAATTGATAAAAGCTCCATCACAAGCGCCACTCCTTATGGTATAATTAAATTTGTAAAAGTTTGGGGAAACGGCGTGCCGTAATGGTGCGCTTTTTTTGATGCTTTTAAATGTACTTTCAACATGTGCGTTTGCTATACTGATTAAGGAGGCAGCCTCTATTGTGGCGAAATTCATTACTTACATCTCTTAGCTTAATCTGCCTCCGGCGCGTCCTTCATCAGACGCGCTTTTTGTTTACCTGAACTGGAAGGCAGCAAGCCATTGTTCAATCGTTGCAGCGGCCGCATTGAAGACTGGATAAAGTGATTTTGCGAATTCGTCCATTGTTCGCTCATGTTTCCTGCGTTCATACCTAATGCGCGCTCGCATGACTGCTCGATGCCGATTATTCATTTCACTTTCCTCTTCTCCAGTTAGCCCACATCCACATTGCAACACCTGCGATTAGCAACATGACGGCAATCATTGCTTTCCCTCCTGTTCATCGTCTTCGCTCCCGTCCTCATTTTCGGTGTACCAGTCGTCACTGTTTAACAGCCAATAGCTTATTTCCCTAGCTTGCTTGTAGATTGGGTCAACACGTGTAGTCATCGCGTCATTCGTCCATTTAGACCAAGCAATGTCGTGTAGCAGCTTCGTTGCAAGCTCGGCCTTGGCACACAGCTCGCCTTGAAGATATGCGTCAACGTCCTTACTTTTACTCATGTTGTGCCTCCAGTAGCTCCGGATTCTCAAAAATGTTTCCGATGACCTCGCACGTCTCAACCCCACTTTCAAAAATGGTTGCGAGTGCATTTGACTCATAGCACCATGCTGCTGGTATTCCTGCCAAATCAAAGGCTGGATAGCCCTCATCACCAAACCATTTTACTGTTGCTACATAAGATTCCCCGTCTTCTGATGTGACTTTCAGAATATCGCCTTCGTAGATCTCTCGTCCGCTCTTGTCGTGTAGGCCGGTGTACTCGAGTAACACGCTGTCATCGACAAGGTACTTAATCCCTCCAGGTCCAAAATCAATTCTAGAAACCTGAGCCATTTTCTTGTTTTCCTTATCCCACGCTCTAAACTTAATCTCTCTCATCTCGCACCTCCACATCCTTTGTGAACACCAATCGGATAACACCGGTCCATTTGCAGAACTCGCCAATTGTGAAATCATCAACGTTCAACCCTGCAAGCGTCGTGTGGCCGTCATTACATTCGGCCCATACTCAAATCTCATTCACTGCCATCATTCATCCGCCTCCAATTTCACGATTTCGCCGGTTTCATTGGTGTATGTCTTCATGGTGATGTACTCCTACTCAAATTCGATTGCTGGTGTGTTCAGGTGCTCAATCAAGCCAAGGCGTTCCAGCCGCTCATGGTTGAGACGCTCGCAGTATAAATCTGCTTCGTACTGAGACCTGAATTCCTTGATTTTGGTTTCGCCATTGCGGCCCACAATCTTGAATTTCATTTTTTTATCAATCCTCTCCAGTTGGCTCATCTCTTCAAAATATTTACTCATTCTCCGTCCTCCACTTTCACGATTTTGCCGGGTGCCTTTGCTTTCCTGATGTATTCACCTACCGCCTTCGGAATCACAGGTAAATCGTCTGGCAGGGCGGCATTGTAACGATTTTTGAAAAGAAATATTTTGTAAGCTTGTTTTGACTGCTGTGGTGCCCAATCTATCGGATTCCTTTCGACAATTAGCTCATCATCAGTCTCTTTATATTGTTCAAGGATTCCCTCAAACACGTCCCGCTTCGTCTCATAGTTCATAGCTTGACTACCTCCCCTGTTTCCTCAACGCGCCAGACACCTGACAAGTATGCACGGGCGAACGTTTCCGAGTTGTAATCTTCAAACGCCCATTCAGCGTAGCTGTTATATTTGCTTCTAACCTCTCCAAGTGCACTTGTAAGGTCTGCCCTGACTGACTTCATTATTTTGAGAAACTTTCCAATTCTTTTTGGAAGCACCGGAATATCATCTGGCAAAGCCGCGTCATATCTTTTCAGGTATTCCTTGTACATTTCATAGTCAAGCCCAGCACATTCATCAGCCACTTCATCGAACACGTCCCGCTTCGTCTCATTGCTCATCGTCCTTCTCCTTCTCTCGTATGAAGTGGTCAAACTTCTTACGCATGTTTGCAGGCGTGTCAACGTCAACTGTATTAGACTTAATCGCTGCCGCTTTAATCCGGAACATATCTCGCTCCGTGATTGTCACAGTCGCAGTCTTCAAGGACATCACGTCAATCCAATATTCCAATTTAAGCTGGCCGTCATGCCCAATGTAAATCTCGGTTAGGTCAGTGAGCTTTACCTCCTGACCACTATCCAACTTAATCTTTGCCATCGTCAGTCACCTCTTCTTTCGTGAAAGGCGCTCCGTTCAGCCCATATAGATCAAGCTGTTTTTGCGTGAACAAGGCATCATCATCTGCTCCCTCATAATTTTCAATACCATTAAGCACATTCATATGCATATACTCTGGCTCATTTTCAGATGCCCACCAACTCTTAGGGGTTATAACCCTATACTTCTTCTCCTTTGCCACGGTGTAGCCGTTGACGTAAGCCTCAATCATGTCCCACGCCTCATCTTTATACCTTGCGATAATGTCAGAAACCGCATCCGGATTGTACAGGCCATAACGAGCAACGAGCCAGCCCTGACGCAAAGCGTCCGTTTTGCTTAGCACTACCTTTTCAGGCTCCTCAACGAGCGTGACAACGTGGCCACCATGATCACGAACCACATTTTTTGTATATTTCTCGTCATCTGTGGCCGAGCAAGATGCGAAGTCTGATTCAAAGAAGCCATCCCGATCTGCAAAATTCCAGTATTTCCCTTCATCGTTCCTTACCGCGTACAGTTTTTCTTTGCTCATTTTTCGTCCTCTTTCCCGTAAATGAAATGCAGAATGTCTAGTGCGTATGCAATGGCTCCCGGACCGTTTCCTATGACAGTAGCTCGGAAGAAAGCTTTTGCTCGTTCATAGGATATTGGCTCATCAGCCTTAATGCTTGGGCTTATGGGTACAAGCTTGTAGTCTCGCCCATCAAGCATGACTCCCACGACCTTACCAGTCTCTTTGCTGATGTAGATGTCATCGAACGTGTTGTCTCCAGTTTTCATTGCTCGGCCTCCTCACAGCCACATAGCAGCGCAGTAAGCACAACGGCCACCATCGCACTATCAAGCGACATATGTTTAAACCCTTTTCTCGTCATTTGTGTGCCTCCTCAATCGATCTCTGCGACTTCAACTCTCGGATTAGCTTTGTCAATAAAGAACCGATCTCGCAGTTCTACAATGTGATCCCAGTTGTCGTTTTCTAAAAATTCAGCCTTTTGCATGCCGTCGAAGATAAACTTGTGCTGAAACGCGATGTTGTCCGGGTCTGTTCGCTTGTCATACCAGTACCAGTCGAAACTTAGGGGTTTTCCCCATTGAAATTTCACGCCCTGATTCATCGCTTTTCTCACAGCCAACATTACCGTTTCCGTTGCTTGTTTCTTGACTTTTGCTCCGCCAAACATATTGCCTCGTTCAACCTTGATGTACTGGTTAAGAGTCATGAGGGGCAATGGAATAATGATCCTGTTCACGCTGGCTTCACGTCCTTCAGATAGTATTGACGTTGCTTGCCATCAACCATCTCAACCGTTGTGATTAGCTCTTTGGGTGCCTTGCCATCAAAAGCAACTGGCTTGTTGATGTCTTGACGTTCACCTCTGGCGTTGTATCGCTCGATTCTGATGATTCGTGCCACACCGCCAAGATCACGCACGCCCATGAATACTCGATCAGGAACCATAACCAGATCACCGACAATCATTTTTGTTTTAATTGCTTGCATTTGAAGATTCCTCCTGTAGTTTCTTGCATTCTCACTCGCTAAATTGCTAACGACTCGCAATCTCTTCATGGCCGTTGTTGCGGCGCGGTAACTTGATCTCAAACTCACTTGCCACTCGCTTAACGAACGTTGTTGACTTCCCGATCCGTTTTGCAACCTCTGTTAGTGTTTTGCTCTTGCTTGCCGCCTCAGAAACTTGTACTGCATACTTCTTATGGTTAGCTTCCCCGCGTTTATTTACAGCCTTGATGCTGCTGATCAGTGCGACTGAAGGCATATCTCGATTATCAACACCGGCTACCGCACGTTTCTCGACAATCGCTTTCTTTGATACAACGATCAGGTTATTGAACGCTTGCTTTTCGATTTTTGAGAATGCTTCGCTTTCAGAAATATCTAGCTTAACTGCGTTTTTGTATCGCTTTTGCAATTCAGCTTTGAAGTCGCGCCACACTTTGTCGCCCTGCTCGTATAAACGCACTGTTACTTGTGTCATAATTCTGCCTCCTGCTTAATTAATGGCGTTTCTGAAAAGTCCAGTGTTGCGAAGTGCTTAGCTAGTTTAATTAACTTAAGCAAGTTGCCCGAAACTTCGCCGTTAGCATATATGCTATCTGACGCTTCATGAATCATGCGTGTATTTGCCTGAACAATGCTCTCAACAAGCACGACGATGTCTTGCCACTGTGCTTCAGTAACGTTTAGGAAACCACTGTCATAATCGCGTTCGATGTCCGCTACTGTTTGATTCAAGGCCGTTTCGTAGGCCCGCAAACGTTCATCCAAGCGTTGCAAATATCTATTCGTCATTTCTTCGACTCTCACTTTTGTTTTCCCCTTACGTCTTTCAAATCTTCAAAGTTGAGTGTGCAGTCTTTTGATTTTGGAATGAGGCGGCTAATGAGTTTGCTGTTGTACATGTGCTCAAGCTCACTCAGCTCGTTGTTCGTTGTGATGATTGTTGATAGACGAGGACTGTTGCTCTCAAAATCAAGGCGGGCATTTGCAACGCGATACATCAGCTCTTGCATGTCACGTCTCACTGGCTTGATGTCGAGTTTCATACCGCCTTCTGTGCCGAAGTCGTCCAACAACAGCACGCCAGCCTCTTTCATTGCCCGCTCAATGCCTGCTAAACGCAGGCGAACGTCTGGTGCATCGTATTGCAAGCCCATCAGGTTACTCAGCTCTGCTGTTGAAATAAACAGTCCCGACTGGCCTTGATCGCGCAATCTGGTTAGCATTGCTAAGGCCAAGGACGTTTTACCCGTCCCACGCGGTCCAAACAGAACCACGTTCTTAGGCACTTCCGTCATTTGCTTGGTCAGCTTGTATGCACGATTCCCCAGATTCCTAGAGTTTTGCTGATCCGTTTGTAGTTCAGGCTGCCATTTTTCGAACGTAAACTTAGCCGGAACGTTTCCGGGGAAGACTGAGTAGCGATAAATGGCACGTGCCTTTTTACGGTTCAATGCGGCCATAGAGCGTTCGTAGAAGCGGTGTTCGATCTCGGCCTGAGTTGGCAGCGTATTAACGTCAATTCCACGCTTCTCAATGATTCTTTGCACGTCCGCATGTGTGAATAGTCCTTTAGTCGACTCCATATCCCCAGTTCTCCTTTTTCGGTTCGGTGTGCAGCGTTCGGTTTGACTGGCGTTCACTATCGTTTGCTTCGACAGCAGCAACCGTGAGAAGACGCTTGCTCTCCCAGTTTTTCAAGATGCCATTGACGTACTTGTAGTTTCTGACATTGCTTTCAACTGCAGTCCGTAGCGCATTTAGGACTAGCTTCTCAGGTTCAGGTGATCCTGCTTTTCGCATGTCATCAACCCAATCAACAAGGCTTTCTCTGGTGAACGGTGACAGTTGTCCAAACCCGTTTCCTTCCCAGAAATTGCAAATATCAAGAATTGATGATGACGACGATGACGGTTCTTCAGCAGGCCTCTCCGCTGCCTTTACTGGAGCAGTAGTCTGTTGTCGTTTAGTTTTGTCTAGTTTAGTCTCGTCTTGTTTAGTGTATGTGCTACTGTGTTGCCTACTAGGTTGTAAACTACCTTGTAAACTGTGTTGCCTACTATGTTGCCTACTGTGTTGCCTACTATTTGACACACTGCCATCAGCTTGACTACTAGGTTGCCTACTATCTGACGTACTAAGTTTTCGTGAAATATCGATGACTGAGTAGGTCGTTGCCTTAACACCGTTAGTTTGAAAATCTATCAGCCCTGACTGCTTTAGCGCGTTGCGGGCTTTGACGATGCCCTGACGGCTTAAACCAGTCAACGTTTCGAGTGTTCGATTCGGCATATTGAATTCGCTTGGCCAGCCTAGCTGGTTACATTGGTAAACCAGCCCATGCCATAATGCTATCTGTCCTGTGCTTAGCGGATTAACGCTTTGCTGAATGTAGAACTCTCGAATTAGCTTGAATAAATCCATGCGGTGAGTCACCTCCTACTCGACTAGCTCATCCATGCTGATAATTGTGGCGACTCGTTTAGTTGCCTTGCAGTAATCACAGGCCTCACATCGATGTGGCCGCACCTGACCGGATTTAACCGCCTCAACGTATTCGGTGCTGTCCTGGATCTCTTCCAGTGCCTCGTCCATACGGTACTGTGGCACTTCGATGACGGCATGGTCGGGCACGTCTTCCTTAGTCACGGCAATGATGAAGGCTCTTGGTCGCGTTCCGTAATTTTGGTAAATTAGTTCCTGATAAACCGCCATCTGAAGCTGATAGTTATAGGCATCAACGAAACTGGTTGGCTGACGTTCTCCTGGTTTCCAATACTTCTTGTGAAGCGACTGTGTGGTCTTCAGATCCAAAAAGAATGACTTTGTGGAGTCGAAGCAGTCCAGCTTGCCCATCCACTCGACCCCAAACAGATCACCGGTAAGGATCTCTTCTTTTTCACCCTGATAAAGTCGTTGAACATTCTCATCAGCTTCAAGCGTGGCAATCATCGCATCAGCTTGTTTATACGGGGCCTTCAGTTGTCCTTTTGATGATCCACGAGTTGAGAACATCTCTGGGTGTCCTTTGATAAAAGACTCATGAGCTTGCTTGGATTCGAAATAGCTGTGTAGATAGTTTCCAACCAGCAAGGCAGTCGGATCACCTCTTGGCGTCCATTTACCTTGCAGCTCGGCCATCGCTTCTGCTTCGCATGTCAGAAATTTCTTAAACCAGGTAGCAGACTGATATTTGAAACTGGTATCCAGCGAGTAATAATTATCCTTGTTGACCGTCAAAGATTTCTGGTTGTTTTCCTGCATTTGGGTCGTGGGTAATGTCTGGCTTAAGAGCATCTGGCTTCACCTCCGATTTTGTAGCGGGTTCAGTGGGAGCATTAAGTACACTTTCAATCGAATTTGGGTCGTCTTCCGGAGTGACATCCTTGATTTCTGTATCTACTTCAACTGGTTTCTCATCAGCGGTAACGGCACTCTGCATGTCGGTTGTCATTGGGCCCCACTTAGTCAGCAATGATTTGATTACTGTCTTCAGGGCCATAGCCTCGTAGTTGTCTTTCCAAACGCCCTTGGGCTCCGTGCCACCACCGGATTTGCTGAAACGCTTGCGATGATCATCGACTTGCTGATATGTCCAATAGACCATCTTTTCAAAACCGTTAGTCAATTTGAACGATGCGGCATAGCCAACCGGTTTTTCGCTTGCTTCGCGATCATGGAAGTTCGGCGTGTACTCAAGTTCCTCTGTTAGTGGGTTCCAGCTCTTGAACTCATCTTCATAGATCGGAAGTGCTGTCAGGCGCTTGTAACGGCCCGAGCGTTGAGCAAGCTGGATATAGCCCTTGTACCCAATCTGCGGCTGTGCCTGGTTCTTGTATGGAACGATGTAGACAAAACCCAAGCTCGGGTTAACCGGAAGATCGAGCGTTGCTGCTACCATGGCCGAGTTGATAACACTTAACTGATCAACTCTGGCTAAGCTTGGATTAAGGCTTACCGCGCTGGCAATCGATGAAAGAAACTGTGGGGCCCGTTTGTCCAGAACCGCCGCAAACTTGTTTCGAATAGCCTGTGTCTCAATTAGTTGCTTAACCGGCATTTTTGTTAGGTCATATTGTGTCGTCATATGCTGTTCCTCCTATTTCCATTCCTGAAATCCTTGATTCTTCATGAAATCGATAACGTCTAAGCTGTCATCGCCGAAGAAAATCTCAACCAGTTCCGCTTTTGGATACGTAGAACTAGCAGCGTCTTTTAAGAATCGCTCAGGGCCGTGAATGTTGATCCAATCTTTCAAGTATTCCTTCGCCTTGTCTTTGTTAAAGGCGCCTTCATAACGCGATGTAGCACAGCTTTGATAGAACCAAGGTTTATTTGTATCAACTTCATATTCATCGGCGGTGGCCAAGAACTCCTCCGCTTGTTCGATATCCATATCTTTGGGCAAGACGGTACCGTGATAGGATTCCCAATCAGCGACGGCTTTATCTTCAAGCGCTTCTCGTCGTTGATACTCGTTCAGAACCGCTGTATTGTAATCAAGCATGGTCATCGACCGCCTTCCGTGATAAACTTGATACATAATAATATTCGTTCAGTTCTCTATTTCCCGTAGTTGCCGCTACGGGATTTTTTTGTGCTCTTTTTATCGTGTCCATTGTTTCCAGCCTCCTGCTACTGTGGCGCCGATCATGATGCCGGCGAGAGCGACAAGCAGATACTTCCAAAAGGATGATGTTGGATCGAACAGCACTGACATGATTGCCTCTAACATTTGTTAGGCCTCCTATTGTCGTGCAAACCAACGCTCCATCTTCTCAGGCTCAACTCGCTGTGTTTTACCTGGCCCAACGAATGGAGCGCCACGCTTCTTCCAACGGCTCACTGTCGCAGCAGAAACCTGATAGTGTGCCATGACATCTTTTGGCGTCCAATAAATTTTCGGTTTAAATGGCTTGCGTGTCCTTTGCGGCTTAGTGGGATCGATCAGTGTGAATCCTTGTTCCATGCCTGCTCATCCTTCCTCATATAATGAAGTTTCTGATAATGTGGGAGCCTTTCGCTGAAAAGATCCATAATTGAGATGCCTAGCATTTCACAAATGGCATTCAGCTCGGTTAGATCTGCGACTGTGCTATCCAACTTTTCGAATGCGTATGCTTTCAAGTTTTTAGCGTCATCGCGTGTAAAGTTGGGGTCATTAGCAAGGCCCTCAATGTCGTGCTTGATGAAAGAAGCTTTCTCCTCGTCTTCTTCTCGTTTATCGGTGAATAAAAGCCCGCGTAAATCGTGGTATATTCCGTCACCGCTAAACAGCTTAGGGATTCCTAGAAACAAGTTAGCCATTTCATAGCTTAGTTCGCTGTCATTCATCGAATTGGCAATGTCAGTAGCCTCATTTGCTCTAATGGGAGTTCCATGAAAATAGTTGTTGATCGTTGAGCGCCCTAATTTTGCTGCATAAGCGATCACCTTCTGTGGCGTGTTGGTTCTAGTAGCGAACCTATTCAAAGGGCTACTAATTGTTGCTTTCATACGTTCCACTTCCTTTAAAAGATGAAATATTGGTGGATATTGATTCATGCTAGAGAAGGCTATGATTAACCCATAGCAAGTTGATCAGCGTCTTCAGCTAGCCATTCGTCAACGTGGCCCTTCAACTGCTCGTCAGGCATTTGTTCGAATGCAAAGGCCGGAACCTCTGGGTAGATGCGGGTCAAAAAATCAATCATTGCTTCGCGTGTCATATGGCTCACCTCCTTAACTTGAAAACTGAATATTGTGTGATTGCCTCCCGCCGAGTGCGATAATTGCATCGAAGGGAGGCGAATAAAATGGGTAGAAACCAATGGATTTCTCCAAAGGACGGTAGATGGTCTGTTCATGGAGAAGGAAACTCGAAACCAACAAAGATATTTGATAAGAAATCAGATGCTTTGAAGTTTGCGACCGAGATTGCCAAAAACCAGAATTCTGAAGTTATAAGCCAAAAACAGAATGGCCAGATTAACTTGAAAAACAGTTTTGGCAACGATCCTCATCCACCAATTGACAAAGACTAATTCTTATAATTAGGTGTCATTCGCACCCGAAAACCATCAGCAAGCTCAAAGTCATCTGCCGTGACTATTGCTATGGTTTTTGGGTGCTTTTCGTCTGTTTCAACGATAATCCTCGTATAATCTTGCAAAGGCTTAGGATCTTTCTCGTTCATTTGACTGCCTCCTCTCGCTGGGCGGGAATGTGTTTATCTCCTGATGTGATAGTATCGCTAAAAAAAAGTTCACCAACAGATTTTCCGTAATGCTCAGCAACTCTACGTTTAGTTTTGTCAGAGCCATTCCGATCACCAGTTTCCATCATGGCAAGCATAGATTGTGCGATGCCAATAGCATTGGCTGCCTGTGCTTGAGACTCTCTCTTAGCCTTTCGTGCCTCTAAAAGCTTGTTCATTGTTTCGCCTCCTTATCACTTGATGTGATAACTATATCATCGCTTCACGTGATAGTCAACAGAAAAAATCACTTTTTGAAATAAACCGCAAAAATCACTTCTCGTGATTGTATAATCACATTAGGAGGGCTGCTCATGAATATTGGCGAAAGAATTGCAATGCTACGAAAAGAGCGAGGCTGGAACCAACAACAACTCGCAGACAAAATTAACGTGAGTCAGTCCACTCTTGCTATGTGGGAAACTGACAAACGGCGTCCAAACACAGATGCTTTGAACGACCTGGCGGATATATTTAATGTTTCTTTGGATTTTCTTATGTATCGTACAAATAAACGCAGATATTATGAGCTAACCGATAAGGACACCAAAGATATCGCTAAACTGGCTCAGCAGATTATTGACGGTATGAATTCAGATGCTAGTGTCAATTTTTACGGTGAACCGATGACAGATGATCAAAAGCAATCTATGAGGGACATCATAGAAATGGGGCTTCGTATCAATAAAGAAAAAGCAAAAAAGAAATTCACACCTAAGAAGTATCGAGATACGGGCGGTGATTAAATGTCGTATGCCAGTGACGTTGCTGACCAAACTTTTAAACGTACGGCTGATGTCGCAATAGATTCGACTGATCCATTTTCCATATGTAAAACATATGACTATGGGGTAAAACGGGTCACCATGCCCAATTCAACCATGGGGCTATCAGTCAGGACTAATCGCTGCGCAACGATATTCTTGAGTGACAATCTTACCGATTCTCAGGAACTGCTTGTTCTTCTCCACGAAGTTGGCCATTGCCGTATGCATAAAAACGATAGCACGCCATTTATGCGTTCTATGATGATTGGCGGTTGGATACCAAGAATTGAACGAGAGGCAAATGAATTTGCTGTTAGATACATGGTGGACATTCTGAAGGCTCAAGACATTGAAATCACAACAACTTATGGGATACTTCAATATTTCAACTTGCCAGAGTCTTTTGACCGTTTTGTATTTCTTTAATTAACGAAGCTTAATTTTCAAGAAATTTCGCAGAAGGAGCATCAAAATGGGCTTTTTTGACAACCTAATAAGACATGCTAAAAGCTTAGAAGCCAATAAACCCATCAAGAATCTAGCAATTCAAAAAACCAGCAGCGAAGTGCGCCCTAACACTAAAATTAAAAAATCCCCACAGACAGTCAGAAAAAATCCTAATACAGGCTTCCCGATGGCAAAAGAAACCTCTATACAACGAGCACGGGAAATGTATAAACAAACCATCTCAATCTCAAAATACAAACCATCTGGAAATAAAAAGCTTGATTATGAAATGGCAATCATCGATGAAGTCCTTCCCCATTATCATTTAGGCGATCTTTATTATAAAGAAGGCGACTGGGTCAAAGCCGAGAACGAATGGCTATCCATTGTCAAGAAAATGGGGCAGCTTTCAGCCAACAAATTAGCTGTCATGTATCACAAAGAGAAACGCTTCAAAGACGAAATTGCAATCTTAAAAGATGGATTTAAGTATTCCGTGCACAATAAGGTTTATCCAATTTCTGATAAAGATTTGGTATCCGAGCGCATATCCAAAGCCACCATTTTTCTAACAGCTCATATTGATCAAGATAAATCAGTCAGATACAAGCTGAAGTAATTGTTAGTCCAGACACGGAAGACGATAAAAGCTGAAAATTATTTATGGAGGAAAACAAAATGGCAAAAAAGGTAATGGGTGCTGACGGCAAGCAGTATAAGGTAAAGAAGCCTTTTTACAAGCGCGTTTGGTTTTGGGTATTAGTTATTATTGTGGTAGCAGCGATTGGCGGCGGCCTCAATAATAAGGGGAAATCAAGCAGCGAATCCACAGAAAAAACGGCAGTTAGCAAAACGGATAAATCATCTTCAAGTACATCAAAAAAGGACAGCGGCAAGATTACTCGTGCAGACTTTGACAGCATCACTCTGGGTGATTTGATGCAAAACGGCAATGGTGGTGCCAAATTAGATGATTTAAAAGCCAAGTTTGGTAACCCATCTTCTACCTCAAGCAGTACCACAAACGGAGTTAAAACTGATCTTGTCACTTGGACTAATGTTGAGGGCGGCTTGGGAGCTAACGTGATTGTCTCCTTTACCGATGGAAACGCGTTCAGCAAAAATCTTACAGGCTTCAAGTTAAGCCGCAAGCAAAAGATCACTTTGGCAGATTTCAATGCATTCCAAGACGGAACGAAGTACACTGACTTCACCTCAAAATGGGGACAACCTGACTATTACAATGAAAGCCTGATCGGTGGTCAAAAGAATGTTGTGGCCGGTTATACATCTGGTGTAAAAGGTGATCTAGGTTCCAACTTCAACGTTACATTCACAAATGATGCTTTAAGCGGGAAAACTCAGTCTAATATGAAGTAGTCCTTTTGAAGGCCCCTACTTGGGGCCTTTATTGGGTACAAAAAAGCCCCGGTGGCGAGGGCTGAAGGAGAGTTGATATTATGACAGGTATGAATCCGATTCCAGATGAGACAACAAACGCTTTATTAAACCCCGCTGCGGCATCTCTAGGCGAAGCTGCTGGAACGGTTCTTACATCGGGTTTCAATTTAATACTTAACCCACTACGTAAGTTTAATATTAGAAAAGAGCAAGAAATAACAGATTATGCTACGAGAATTAGGGACCACATTGAAACGATACCAGAAGAAAATAGGGATGGATCAAAAGTCAATTTTGTTCTTAAGGCGGTTGATGACTCCAAATTCAGGCTTAATGAGCAGGAAATGCGTGAAGCATTTGCCCGCTTGATCGCCAAAGGATTAGACAATCGTGTGAATAGTACTTTTTATCCAGAATATGCGAACATTCTTTCGAATATGTCCGTAGAAGAAGCTTCTCTAATACGTGAAATAAATAGCAACTATGCGTCTCAAGTACCATCCATTACGTTGATTGCAAGACAACCGTCTGGCAGCACCCGTGATGTTTTAGCTACAGCATATTTATTCGATAGCAAGGAAGATGGTTCAGGGAAACTAGATGTACCAATAAATCTGCTTGAGCATTCAGGTATAGTCAAGATAAAAGAGAACTCTTGGCTAACTGCTGATTACTATAAAAAGAAGTATGAAGCGTACGAATCAAGGTGGAGAATGGTTGGCGAAGCTCCCCAAAAGTTGGGTTTTGCAGATAATGAAACTTTAGACTTTCGGAAATCGTTTGTGGCCTTTTCTGATTTTGGCAAATCATTTGTGAAATTTATTGTTTAATCTAATTTTATTGTCGATTCGATTTTCCATGATTGCAAGTTCTTTAACCAAGCCATTTGTGTAAATCCGTAGAGCGATTGCAACGACAATAAGACTGACGATCAGAGCAACAAGAATTAATGTGAAAAGCACTGTATCACCTTCTTTGTTTGACTCTAGCATTAAATACTATTCACCTAATTATAGCAAAGATGAATAGCGTTCACCATCAACGGCTAATAGCCCCGCCACCCGCATCAAATTAATAGTTAAGACAAGGAGTCTTACTTATGGCAAATTCTACGATCAGGCAGGCTGATATACTGTTAAGAGAGTGTACCGTTATGCAGGTAGCTACGCTTGATACCGATACCGGTTTCCCTAATATAGTTTCGCTGACACCACTTAAATCACACCGATCGCTTAAAGAGATCCTTTTTTACACTGATCGCGACACTACTACCATTCACAACGTCCTAGAGAAGCCTGTGGTGGCTGTTTACTGTTTCAATGAGCTACACCACTCATCGTTGCTATTACGTGCAAAAACAGCTGTATTGACTGCTGAGGAGGTCTTGCCAAACTTTGCTGAAAACCTCAACACTTTTCAAAAATCGCTACAGTATGATCGCCCCGTCATCATTCGTTGCACACCACTAACCGTCAAGATTAGATACAACAATGACATCGAGTTCAGTAAGCTAAACGAAATCTAAGCTTAGTTCTTGGAGATGTACTTATGAACGGTCCAGATACATTAAGCGAGGCACACTTCATTGGCCTCATCATTGTTCTTATAGGCGTCTACTTCGCCCTGTTTGGCCACAGGCATCATTGGGTTCGTTGGCTCATTGACCCAGATAAGCCCCGCAGCAACCTCTGGTGGGCAGCCGTTTTTATCATTATCGGCGTGCTCATGATGATGGTTAGAAAGATGCAATAATTCGGCCCCATAAAGGGGGCTAGTTTTCAGACAAAGAAATAGCCTTCCGCGGAAGGCTGCGTGGGCGATGAAGCAAAACTAAAAATTAAACTATTTGAAGGAGAATAAAATGGAAGACCATAATCTGCATGATGAGGCTGAAGCCGAAAAGGAACTGAGAGAGTATATCTATGTTGATACCGACTTAATGAATTCCTTATTAGCCCAGTTTGACGAAGGCTTGAGCACCCTGACTACGCGTATGAATGAGAAAACCTCCATACTGACTCAGGTCGCAACTAAAGGTGGAAGAAAATCCGCAAAAATTAGCGGCGGAGTCCCAGGGATAGCAAATGGTTCAGGATCGGCCGAAGATAGCCACTCTATGGCAGACGAAAGTTCAACACATAATAGGCATCAGTATTCAGAGAATATAGTATACGGTGATTACGGGGTCGAGATCCTTGAAGGCTATCTAAAAAAACAATTTGTTCCTGTTGAGAATGCGGAACCAGGAGACTTGGTACTTTACAAAGATAGCTTTTCCTTATACGACTTCGATTCTCTTGAAGCCGGTACCAACCCTGAAATTATTGATCCAGTGCTGAGATTGTCTACAGATAATGTTTCAGAAGAAAAGTTAGATGGTTTAAAAAAACAGCTGAGAGTTCTCCAAGCAAGGACAAGGAATGCCAGCAACGCGAAAATGCAAATAGATGACATGAAGAAGAAAATCCAAAAAGCAGAACAAAAGATAACAGAGGACAAAAGCTCGCAAGAGAATTTTAGAAGTGTTTATGCAATGGTGAACTTCTTTTCAAAAAGTATGCCGAATAGTGTCATTGTTTCCACTGAGCAAACCGTTGTTTTTGCACAAAAGTCTCTTTTTAGATTAAGCCCATCACAACTTCAAATGCTACAAAAAAATCCACGAACCCTTTATATAATGGGAATCGTGGAAAACAAATCAGATAATACAAATTGGAAACACCAAACTCTTACAAATTCTCAATTGGCACCCCGTGATATTGGTGCGATTGCAAGTTACTTATCATCAATCGCATTGACTAACTTTGGCATTTCACAAAAAGAGGATTCTTTAAGAATTCGGCCTATCTCTATGTATTTTTAAATGTCGTTTAGGTCCTTGGTGTTCCGCACTTGGTTTGGTGGTCAGAGAAGCTTTCTTCATTTCACGATCAATCTCTTCTTGCATTTTCTGAATTTTAGAGTCTTCACGTTCGTAAGTTTTTTTAAGCGACGAATAAAGTTTAACCGCGTCTTGGATTTTGAAAGCCTTCATCATGCCACCACCTTTCCATGCAATCATAATATAAAAGTTGCAAACGGTCTACCAAAAGAATCTATCCATTTAGAAGCAACGGAGCCTTGTTTTTAATGAGGCTTTTATTTTACGGACATAACGAACATACGTTTGAATTACAAGCTCTAAGAGTTCAAAAGGAGTGCGATATCATGGCATCAATTAGCTCATATAAACTAAAAGATGGCAAAAAGGCCTGGGAATTCTATATATTCGCTGGTGTTGATCCTCAGACAGGAAAAGAAATAAAAATTCATCGGCGCGGTTTTCCAACCGAAAAAATAGCCCAGCAAGAAGCAACTTTAGCTGAGGCCGAAATAATCAGAGGCCACTCTCACTACCAAACTGAAAGAATTTTAATGGCTGATTATCTCAATCAGTGGATCACTAAGCTTAAGGTTAATGTCAAAGAGGGATCCATGATTATCTATCGATATAATCTTAAGAAATACATCATCCCAAAAATTGGGGATATTCGACTAGCCAAATACACGCTTAAGGAACATCAGGAGTTCATCAGCAGTCTATTCAATGATGGCTTGTCTCTTAACACAGTAAAGCTCATCAATGGAACGTTGCACAATGCATTAAAAAAAGCCGTTGCAATTGGTTACATTACCAAAAACCCTACCGTTGGTGTCGAGTTCAGTGCGTATGCTAAAGACAATTCCAAAAAACTTCACTTTTGGACAAAAGATCAAGTTGGATCTTTTATAGAAGCAGCTGAAGAAGATAAAGAGCCCATGTGGCTATCATTCTTTGTGACGCTGATTGACTGCGGGCTTCGTGTGGGTGAAGCCATGGCTCTTCGCTGGTCAGACATTGACTTCAGTAAAAATACCTTATCAGTCAATGCAACACGAATCTATCGTGCTGAAACTGGATCAAACGCCGGCAAAATAGCGCTTGATCGTCCCAAAACATTAAGCTCTAAGAGAATCGAATATATGACCGCTCGAGTAAATGATCTTCTTCAACAACAATATGAGCGCCATTTCAGTCACGGCAATGTACAAGGTTTTCGGTTTTCTACTAGCCACAATAACGATTTTGTCTTCACCTATTCGTCTGATGCCAAGTTTGGACAACCGCTCCGATCTCGAGCAACTACCGGTGCTTTTAATCGCATCACCAATCGGGCTGGGCTCCCTCACATCCGTATCCATGATTTAAGACACACGCATGCCGTTTTAATGCGTGAGGCAGGATTAAGCCTTGATGACATCAAAGATGATCTTGGGCATAAAGACATTTCAACCACTCAAATTTATGCTGAAATCTCCCCAGCAAAAAAGAAAGAAAACCATCAACAATTCGAAAAATACTTAAATCAGTGA